TTCCCATATATATTATTATATTTGTTATCAACTGCGCTTCCGTCCATCTCATTTAAATCCTTTAAAATCTGTTCTTTTAAATTCATAAACCTATCTCCTATCACATAATATCTAATTTGGTGTTGATCGTCTATGTTCTCTGACTTTTACACCATCACTTCGTGTATATGGTTTTACAACCACGATCTTTTTATTCTGAGTTCCTCTAACACTGGATTTTGTCTTAGCCATATTCTTCTACCTATGCCTTTCTTTTGGGTAGAAGCGTCCAACTGGTAAATACGCCTCTTTAATTAAAATACTACTGATTCTTCTTTTTATCTGGTTCCGGTCCAGGACCTACCCAGAATCTAAAGGCTTTTTTACCATGATCCTTGGCATAATCTTTCGTGCCATCTTTCCTGGTAATCCACGTTCTAAAAATCCACATGAATATCCCCTCCTTTCGCAAGTAACTCTTGCAAAAGGATAAATACAGTGTTACAATTCAATTGTCGAGAGAGAATTGTAACCAGTTGAACAACTGCATTTACATTTTTCGCAAGAGCCAAGCATCTCCATATAAATGGGTGCTTGGTTTTTTGTTTATGTATAAAGCCTTTTGACTTATACACCTTTACTTAACATTCAGCCTTAAATAACTCAAGTATTTTCTTTTCGTAATCTGTATAATAACTTCCGCTATTATACAGCCAACTTCGATAATACCAATAAGCATTTTTCGCTGCCTGATTACTTAGATCAAAAACGTTTCTTATCGAATCTGGAGTGATATGTTCTATGAAAGTATGAATCAACGGCGGCGGCGCAAGTGCATATTTAGCAAAAAATTTTGCCTCCGATTCTTCCTCTTCTCCATCTTTGATATGGCCCATTGCGTAATGACCAATTTCGTGCATTATGGTCTGATTGATTCTTCCATAACTTTCGCAAGCATCGTTATAAAAAATCATCCACTCTTGGCTACGAGAACTGCCTATTGAAAATCCATCTTTACTTTCACGCATTGCTGCACTTCTCTTTTCCTCACTCAATGCCGAGTACGGAATAACTTTGATTCCCATTTTTGTAGCCATTTCAAATGCACTAATTGGAATGCATCTGATTCCATACACAGAAAAGGTATCTATCACTGTCCTCTTAATCTCTTCATACTGCTCATCTTCCAGACGCATATGTTCTCCTGCTTGTTACATTAAAAGATTGATAAGTTCCATTTTTTGCTCTTTACTCATTTTTGAAGCATTTCGTGCTAAAATCACTCGTGCATCATCAAACTCTTTCTGTAAGCCACCTGTATTATCTTGGCCCAATAAATAATCCGTTGATGTATCAAGTGCTTTCGCAATTTTAATCAGAGTGGCGCCTCTCGGTATGCGATCTCCCTTTAAGTAATGGGAAATGGCAGATTCTGTCACTCCTGATAAAAATGCCAGATCCTTTTGCGTCATTTTACGGTCAGAAATTATTTCTGCCATACGCTCTGCTATGCCCCTTGCCATTTTGTCTTCCTCCTTATTAGCAATCGATTGCTACATCCATACTATATCATTCAATTATCACTTTGTCAAGTTATTATATTTTTCGTCGCATTTATTGTCATTTTTTATATAAAAAAAGCACCCGCTGCCAGATGCTTTCTTGTGATGATTGGAATATTATATATGCAGGTGTGTACACCTGATCGGAACGGATGGATTCGAACCATCGCCATCGACTTCATCAGTCAATTTCTGGTTACACAGTTGCTCTGCCACTAAGCTACGTTCCATTACAGGGTGGTCGGCCCTGTCAGTCAATATCTGAAAGCCGCCGGCCTTTATGCCTTTGGCTTCTATTGTATTCTATAACGATATTTCCGATATAAACGATATTTTTTACTTAATCTCACATTTTTTCAAATATGTATCTCTGATATAGAGCCTTGGATAATCCGGGCTCTGGGAATATCCTGTCTTTTCTGCTATCTTCTCCCAGGTCATTCCCTGCTGGTAAAATGCCTTGAACACATATCTTGTCTGGCCATCTTCAATGCTCTGGATCCATCGTTCCACTGCTGCCGCCTGTGCCATTTTATGATCGTATGTGTGCTTTCTCCGGTCATATCGTGCTTGGTCGAATCCAACTACACTCTGTGGTCGCGCAAAGCCGGTGGTGTAGTCAAATATCGTACTGTTTCCAAGACCAGCCTCCCCCTGTTTCATTTCAGCCAGTTCCATGCTGAGGACCGGTATTTCCCTCTTTAACTTTCTGTAGTTATCCAGAAGCTTCCTGGTGATCTTGATCTCGCCCACTGGTATCCTCCCCTTTCGATGCTTTTAGCCGGGAACGCTTATGCTCCCGGCTTTCTCTGCATTTCTTTTATTTATCCGCGATCACGGCATCCGCTCCCTGGACTGTAACCCAGCCATTTTTGTAGTGAGCTTCTGCCTCCTTCATCTTGATCAGCTCGTCCGTGATGGATGCACTAAGTTCTTTATTAGCCTCTGCCTGTGCTTTTGCCTTGGTTTTTGTGTTTTCTGCTTCAGCTGCTGCTTTAACCTTAGTTTTCTTTGCGTCTGCCTCTGCCTTGGTCAGTTCGATCTGAGCGTCCGCTTCTGCCTGGAGCTTCTCTGTTTCCTTCTGGACTTTTACTTTTTCCTGCTCTGCCTGCGCCTGCTGTTTTTCCTGCAGGGCAGTAACACGATTATCAATGGCCTGTTTCAGCTTTTTATCCGGATGCACATCCACGATGGAAGCGTCCAGAACTTCAACACCGTACTTTTTATGGAAATCCTTGTTAAGATATTCCGTGATGGCATTGTTCAGTGCGGATCTGTTCCCGGAATAGATATCCATCATTGAATAATCTGTCGTAATTTCGGAAATCTTTGATTTCAGGACAGTTTTTACACGGTTTTCGATGATATCCTCTCCGTCCATTCCTTTAAAACGCTTGTATGTATCAATCGCTGTGTCCGGATCATACCGGTAACTCATCTGGAAAGATACTGCAATACTAGCATCGTCTGATGTGGCCACTTTAAAAGAATCATCCTCTTTACTGCCGTCCCTTTTGTCCTTTGTGAGAACGAGGATCTCGTTACTGGTACTAAATTCCTTTACTTTGTTCATCGGTGCAATAAAATGCATTCCGGGGGTGAGTACTGTGTCCTGTACTCCGTCTTTATAGTTATAAACAATGCCGACTTTGCCTGTGCCGATAAGATCCATTCTTGATACTGTGTATCCTCCACCAAGAACTGCTACTGCTGCCACGATTCCGATAATAATCTTACTTTTCATTTTTGTTCTCCTTTTCTTTGATAGCTTCTTTTACTTTGTTGTATGTTTCATCTTCAATCTCGAATTTCTTCTGCTGCCGCCTGATCGACAGGATCACTCTGCTTCCAATCCAGGCCAGCACCAGGGCTGCGATTCCGAACACCATACCGGAACCAAGAAATATTACCCACATCATTCTCACCTCCTCTGTGGCCATTCACGACCTGTTTTTTTATCCCTCAGTCCTGTAATCTCTAATCCCAGCAGACCTGCTGTATTGTTCAGAACGCAAAAGGCATTATAGATGTGCGTCGGCATCCTCCCCGCTGACCGGACTGCCTTTCCAGCTGTCGGATCTGGATATCCTTCGTTGTTCTTATAACTCATTTCACACCTTCTTTCATTTCCGCAAGCCTTTCCTCTGCATCTTCCCGTCTGGCAAATACAATCTGCTTGACCTTACCGGCTTTTATGTAATGCAGTGTGTTTCCTTCCAGGTGTGGATAGTGTATCTCTTTCCAGTTTTCTGGAAGAAGATCTGATGCACCAGGGCAGTGCTGGTACAGAATGCAGTTACTGCAGGTTCCATCTTCACTGGCCGGCTGGCTTCTGCAGAACTGGATCAACGTGTTATATGCTGCCAAAGCCAACTCTGGGGTAATCTCATATCCCTTTTCCATAATTTTCTCCAATCTCTGATCCTTTTTTTAATGCACATAACGTACAACACGCTCCATCAAGTTTACTGTGATAGATCACGCCAGCGTCCTCTGGTCTTTTCCAACAAAGTTCTCCGCATACGGAACAATGTACCTTTTCCCAACCTTCTTTTCCTTCCGGCACGTTCTTGACTAGGGGCATGCACAACCAACCACCTCTATCTGTTATTTTTCTTGGTTCCATTCTTAATTTACCCATCTTTTTTTCTCCTTTATGAAGTTGTGAATGCTCTGTTTATTCTTCTCCGTCCGGTTGGCCTTGCTTTGAAGATACCTTTCTTCTTGCATTCCAGAGGACTGCATCCCCTCCGGTGACCTGTGATTAGCAAATATTCACAGTGTCTGGATCCGGCCGTGGTTGTACTTCCGTCCCTAGAAAAATATAGGCATTTCTCACAAGTGTTTCTTTTGTTTCTGTTAATCTCAGCTTCTGTCAATTCTGACCAACTTTTTTTCATAACGTCTCCTTCTGTTCATAGGATGTGCATGCAAAGCACCGTTTACATTTTTCCAACGGTTCATCTGATGTTTTGTTTCCGAACCCCAGGCACATTCCATTGCTGTCTCTTCCCGCGCTTCCGATCTTGCGCTGTATGCTGCATATCTGGATTCTTTTCTTGATTCTGCAGTTTCTGCAAACAACCTTTTTTCCAACTGTACAGCCTTTCTCTCTCGCAAATACTGCTGCCCAAGTTCTGCTGACTCCTGTGTCATTAGATTTCCAACCTGTAATCCATTCTCCACAGATATCACAGTATACGTCTGTTTCTACAGTTCTTTTGATTGCCATTTTTATTCCATCTCTTTCTCATGACCTGATTGAAATTCTCTACGTTTCTGGTGTTTATCAGATATTTCGCTCTGTCTGGGATCTTCTCTGTGCAAATGCGTTTGTATGTTACTGCTCCGATACCGGTGTAATATTGGAATACCA